GTGGCGCTGGTCATCCGCCCGTGGTTCTGGCTGGCCATGATCGCGCTGATATTGTGGCTACAATGACGCGCACACAGGATCAATACGCATGGCTCGACCCGTTGCTGACACGCTGGGCCGCGTGGCTACGCAGCGGCGGCGATTGCATCCTGGGATATCCTCATCAGGCGCCCTACGCCCGTGATATGCCGCGCTACGAGGCAGGCCCGGCGACGCCGGAGCTGGACGATACCGTCGTCATGGTGGACCGCTGCATCTGCCGTATGCCCCTCCTGCAGAGGCGCGCAATAGCGGAGGAATACACCCACACGGCCACCCAGGCGGCGCATGCCAGGGCCTGCCGCTGCTCGCCGCACACCTATCGCGCGAGGCTGGCCAGGGCCTATGAGTGGCTGGATGTGGAGTTGCGGGTGTGATATAGGCATTGCCATCCCAGGGGTACCCATAACCCTGCACGATTACCGCTATAATTTGTCTATGCTGGGGCGAAGCCCTGGAAACACAGCACCGCACGGTTCTCCCTGCGGTGCTTTTTTATGGGGCGGATATGGCGACGATTGCACAAACCGAGCCGGCAACGCTGACCGCTGGCGATCGCTGGCGCTGGCAGCGGGACTTGTCCGACTACCCCGCCGGCACCTGGACGCTGACCTACGCGCTGCGCAATGCCAACTCGGCTATCGATATCACCGCCGGGGCATCCGGTACGACGCATGATATCGACGAGTCAGCGGCCACCACGGCGGATTACGCCCCGGGCGATTACGTCTGGCAGGCGTATGTCTCTGACGGCACGTCCCGCTATCAGGTCGGGTCCGGGCGCGTCACCGTGGCGGTCAATTTCGCCGCTGCCGGGGTCACGGACGGGCGCTCGCATGCGCGCGTCATGCTGGACTACATCGAGGCCAGGCTGGAGGGCCGGGCCTCCACTGAGGCGCTGGACACACTGAGCTATTCCATAGCCGGGCGTTCGTTGTCGCGCATGAGCCTCGCTGACCTGCTGCCGCTGCGCGACAAATACCGCGCCGAGGTACAGCGCGAGGAACAGGCGGAGCGTGTCGCCCGGGGCCTGGAGTCCGGGCGCCAGATCAGGGTGCGCTTCTGATGGGGCTATTCAGTTGGCTCCGCCGCGCCCCCGCGCCTGCCGCCCGCAGGCGGGTGCGCAGTTTCGACTCGGCCAAGATCTCGCGCCTGTATTCATCCAGCACTATGCCGCGGCCACCGGATGTCGATATCCGCAACGGCCTGCGGGCGCTGGTGGCGCGCTCGCGCCACGAGGCACAAAACAATGACTACGCGCGGCAGTATCTGCGCCTGGTCAGGACCAATGTGATCGGGCATCAGGGCATCACCCTGCAGGCCCGCGTCCAGGACCCGGACGGCACGACCGACGCACTGGCCAACGACGCCATCGAGGCGGCCTGGGCGGACTGGTCACGCATGGGCGTCCCGGACATCACCGGGCAGCACTCGCTCAAGACCCTGCTGCGCGTCGCCGTGGATACGCTGGTGCGCGATGGCGAGATCCTGATCCGCAAACACATCGGCGGCAGAGACAATCCCTACGGCACGGTGCTGGAGCTGCTGGACCCGCAGGTGCTGGATGTGGATCTCAACCATAACCCGCGCGGCGGGAATGTGATCCGCATGGGGGTGGAGTTGTCGCCGCAGCGCCGGCCGGTGGCCTATCACCTGCTGACCAGCAGCAACACGGCGGATACCTATGTGCTCTATGGCCGCCGCTATACCCGTGTCCCTGCGGAGCAGATATATCACTGCTACCTGCACGAGTCCGCCTGGCAGACGCGCGGCGTGCCGTCGATGGCGGCCTTGTTGATGCGTATGAACATGCTTGAGGGCTACGAGGAGGCGGCGCTGGTTAATGCCCGCTCCGGCGCATCCAAGATGGGATTCTTCACCACCCCGGACGGGGTCAGCGGCATCGGCGAGGAGCAGGACGACGGCGAGATGCTGACCTCGGCGGAGCCGGGCACGTTCGAGGACCTGCCGCCCGGCGTCGAGTTTCAACCCTACAACCCGGATTACCCCAACGGCGAGTTCGAGGGCTTCGTCAAGGGCGCGCTGCGCGGCATCGCCGCGGGGCTTGGCGTGTCGTATCACACGCTGTCGTCGGACCTGTCGGGCGCCAACTACTCCAGCCTCCGCCAGGGCGCGCTGGAGGACCGCGCGGTGTGGATGATGCTGCAGGACTGGCTCATTGAGTCGCTGTTGGACCCGATGTATCGGGACTGGCTGCAGGCGGCGCTGTTCGCAGGCGCGATCACGGTGCTGGGCAAGCCACTCAAGTCTGATCGCATTGACAAATATACGCGCGTGTCCTGGCAGCCGCGCCGCTGGCAATGGGTGGACCCGGCCAAGGAGATGGCGGCGGCTGAGACCGCGGTCAATAACAGGTTCCGATCGATCAGCGACATCATCCGCGAGCAGGGGCGAGATCCGGAGACGGTATGGGCAGAGATCGCCCGCGAACGCGCCCGGCTACAGGCGCTGGGGATCACCCCGGAACAGGCCCTGGCCGCAACCAGCAAACCAGATAGCAGTGGGAGCACAACACCATGACCAAAGACATCAGGACCGAATCGCGCAAGATCAAGACCAGGGCGCTCTATCGCTATATGGCAGTAGAGCAGCGCAACATCGATGTGGAAGCCCGCACGGTGGATCTGGCCTTCTCGAGTGAGACACCCGTGGAGCGATGGTTTGGTCAGGAGGTACTGGACCACAACCCTGGGTCTGTGCGCCTGGGGCGCCTGAACGATGGCGGGCCAGTGCTGAAAGATCACGATACAGGAGACCTTGTTGGCGTCGTCGAATCGGCACGCATCGACACGGACCGCCGGGGGCGGGCCGTGGCGCGGATTGGTAAATCCGCGCAGTCAGACGAGCTGTTTGGCGACATCACCGACGGCATCGTCCGTCACGTCTCGGTTGGCTACCGCGTACACAAGGCCGTGCTGGAGGAAACCGGCGATGGGCCTGACGTGTATCGCGTCACTGACTGGGAGCCGCTGGAGATCAGCTTTGTGGCCGTGCCCGCGGATACGTCCGTTGGCGTAGGCCGAGCCGAAGGCGGCGAGGAAAACACGCTGGAGTTAATCCGGCCCATTGAAACAAAAGAGGACAGGAACATGCCTGACAAAAACACCCCCGCAGCCCCGGCTGCACCGGCCGCCCCGGCGGTTGACATCAACGCCGTGCGCGACGAGGCCCGCCAGGCCGAGCAGGAACGCGCGCGGGCCATCATCGCCATTGGCGAGCGCTTCGACGCCCGCGATCTGGCGCGCGAACATCTCGACGCGGGCAAGTCCGTGAGCGAGTTCAATGAGGCCCTGCTGCAGCGCATGGGCGGCGAAGGCCGCCACCAGGCGGTGCCCGATGCCGACATCGGCATGAGCGAACGCGAGGCGCAGACGTTCTCGTTCGTGCGCGCCATCAACGCCCTGGCCAACCCGACCGATCGCAAGGCCCAGGAGGCCGCCGCGTTCGAATTCGATGCCAGCGAGGCGGCGCAGCAGCGCAGCGGCGTGACCGGCGCAGGTATCCGCGTCCCCGCCGACGTGCTCAAGCGCGACCTGGTCGTAGGCACGGCAACCGCAGGCGGGCATACCGTCTCCACGGACCTGCTGGCCAGCTCGTTTATCGACGTGCTGCGCAATCGCATGGTCGTTGCCGCGCGCGCCACGCAGCTGACTGACCTGAATGGCAATGTCGCCATCCCGCGTCAGACCGGCGGCGCGACCGCCTATTGGGTGGCCGAATCCGGCGCGCCGACTGAGTCGCAGCAGGCATTCGATCAGGCGACCCTGTCACCCAACACCGTCGGCGCATTCTCGGATTATTCCCGCAAGTTGATGCTGCAAAGCTCCATCGACGTGGAGGCCTTCGTCCGTGGCGATCTGGCTGCCATCCTGGCGCTGGAGATCGACCGGGTCTGCATCAATGGCTCGGGCGCATCCAATCAGCCCACCGGCATCCTCAACACCACCGGCATCGGCGACGTGGCGGGCGGCACCAATGGCGCCGCACCGACCTGGGCCAATATCGTGGCGCTGGAGTCCGACGTGGCCGCCGGCAATGCGGATGTGGGCCAGCTGGCCTACGTGGTCAACGCCGTCACCCGGGGCAAGCTCAAGACCACCCCACGGGTCGCCTCCACGGATAGCAGGATGATCTGGGGAGACGGCGCGCAGCCGCTCAACGGCTACGAAGCGCTGGTGACCAACCAGACCCCAAGCAACATCAGCAAGGGCACAGGCAGCAACCT